ATTTAATGAATCTAAACAAATTATGGGGCAAATCGAGATGTTGAATATTACCCTACGACAACATCATAAGGTTATAGCACAAGAGTCGGATTATTTGTCTAAACTTGAAAAATTCAAACCCAAGTTCTTATTCTCTCTTGATAATATCAAGGCGCATGTTACAAATATCAAAAACGATATTCACTCTACTATTGTCGACGGGAATGACAAAAAAGGTTTGCTTTCCATCTTAGAAGAGGTTCGTTCTTCTACCGACAAGTCTGCTAGTCTTTTGGCAAAGGCGTTCCTTGACCATTATGATAAGTATAGTAAACAGTTGAAAACAGATAAAAACCAGTACGATGATGAACTCAAACGTATGGGATTTTTAAGCACTACATATAACAACTATGTAAAAGAGAGCACTACACTATGGAAGGAGTATTCCGATATTCTTGAAATTGCAAATAAACTTAAGACTAGTATGAAATTTTCAAAAGATGACGAAGAGTCATTCAATGAACTAATCAATAAAGTTACTAGGGCTTTCAAGAAACAGAGCGAGAAAAGTGATGCTAAACTTTCTACTCGCAATACCGGCTGTGCTGCCGATGTACTGAAAGCACACATAGAGCATAATCGCATTTAAATAATTTACATTTCACATTTTTGTCCGTCCATGTAATATTTGTTTGTTACTAAATGTATAACAAACAAATAACAAACAAATAACAAATAGCTTCATACTGCATACTGCATACTGCATAGCCGTTACGTAATATGTTTTACATCTTTTTATCTACATGTATTTCTTTTCCCAGATTTTTTAATATTTTCCGCTCATAGTTATCATATTTTTCAATCGGTTCGCATATTGACCGCACCATTGTCAAGTAATCTAGTTGTTTTTTTTCCGTTTCCATCCAATCAGGATTATCAATCGCCCACTGTTGCAACGCCGTTCTCTCCTTGTCCGCTATTTTCACAATCGTGTTTTTTATCATCTTGTGGTTCTCATCTTTGCACCACTTATCTTCATCCTTGATATACATGATGTCGCGTTTTATATCCGTGCAATGAATCGGACGTCGGTGGATATCCAACTCTTTGAGCCCCTTTATCATCACGTCGGTTATCCCGCGCGAAATACCATTTGTCTTTGAAAATAGTAAATCTTCAAGCGTTATCTTGAGAGAATCAATAAAGTCGGAGATATTCAAAGCATCTTTGCAGTGTTCGTTTAGAAAAACATTGAGATTAAAACTGTTATTCATATTATTTGTAATATTTGTATTCCCGATTTTAGGTACCATATCATGTATCGTCTTAACTAGCTCACCGTTCTGTTTTATTAAATCCTTAACCAAGTCTTTCAACTCTTTGTCCGTTTTTGTATCTACAGTTTCTTCTAATTTATTCTCCGAATCAACACCATTATTGCTGTTGATATTGACAGGATTAGTACACGTTTTTCGATGAACAAAAAGTCCCTGACGGTACTTAAAACTCTTACCACAAATGCAGACATTTTTTTCGGCGTTTTTTTGCGCTTTTTTGTCATCATTTTTGTGTTTACGTGTCAACAAGTGTCTTTCGTAGTCACATTTCTTGCTAGATATAAAGTGACATTTTTCGCAGGTAAAAAAATCGTCGTTTTTTTGCGTCATCATTGTCATCATATATAATGATGACATAAAAAACGCCTAAATCCTTTTCACAAAATATATATAAAAGTTGAAAAAAGTTATCGTCACAAATTTTCAATCTTAAAAACGCGTTTTAGAGCATTATGGTCTGAGTGATGAATGCAATGTTTTTTTCACATTTCTACCCCAGGTTTTCAAAAATGGACAAAAATAAATGTCCTTTTTTGAAAATCGAGCTTTAGATTTGAAAAAAAGAAACATCATTCACTTCTTCGGCGTCCGCCCTCCCAATTCCGCGGGGTTACCTTTATGCTGTGGGTGACAATACGAGGACGTGGTCACGTGGCGACCATAATGCTGCGAAACATAAAAAGTAGTAAAAATGGGGTAAAAATGGCGGTTTTTGGGCGGATATTCTTTTGATGTCCTTTTTTCGGGGAAAGTCGTTTTTCGCAAACATGTTTGCCACTTTTTTAACCATCGCGTGGAAAACCTTCGCCTCCCCCGCCCACCGCCGTGCAAACTATGCTGCTCCATCTCACCAAAATATTGGCGGCAAAAGAATTGTCGCAAATATTTATGAAAACTTGTCCTCTATTTTTTTGAAAAACTCTTTTCCATATACCAAGTTACCGGTTGGCTTATAGTCATTTATCGGTTTGAACTCCCTTTTGTTTGTTGTTTCGGTAGTGTTTTTGGTGTTTACTTTACGTGTCAAACCCATATTAAAGGGGTCCAATGTATTCCCACTTAATGGGTTGTTTATTGCTTGTGATGGTGGTATAGGATTACCGTATTCATCTAACTCGTCGATGCGATTACCGTGCTCGTCGATGATAATACCTGTCTTTTTTTTAAACTCTGTTCTTACATATGATGGTATATAATGCTTCCAAGAGATAAATATGAGGTTTGGGTGTGTATATCGAACAACAAAACCGTTGTTTGTAAGCTCTTCTAAAATATAACTAATACATGATGCGCGATCATATGATGCAACACCTAGCATAATTTCTGGAATAACATACCAACAAAATTGCGTGTCTACTTTTTGACGTGATGTTATTTTTATTTTTTCGTGAATTCTATTCAAAATCTTATTAAATGTCGAGAGTTTAGATAAATCGTATGTCTTCTTCTTGTCGTACAACTCTTCTAAATTTATTTTTTTTATTTTATCGCTATCTTCTCTATTTCGAAATAATTCGTCCATATAATATACCAATAACCCTCCTAAATCATGACTAGAAAAAAATATGTATAATTAACCTTGATTCGATTTATTTCATTGCTATTGTCTTATATTGTGTTATATTGTGTTAATATACTCATTAAAATTTATTATTATATTAAAATGACAATTAAGCATTTAGTAATTGGCGGCGGAGGACCCTTTGGTATTTGCGCACTTGGTGCTTTAACATATTTACACAATAAAGAATTCTGGAATATAAATAACATCAAAACTATCTATGCAACATCTATTGGTTCTTTAGTTGCAGTCTACCTATCTCTGAAATATGACTACGACTACATTATAGAATATATCGTAAAAAGACCATGGGAAAAAATAGTCCAAGATATAGGTATACAAAATATACTCGAACTATATGACAACAAAGGTTTAATAAATATGCATCCCATACTAATACAAAAATATGGTATCTTATTCGAAGCAAAAGGACTATCGTCAAATATAACCATGAAAGAGTTTTATGAATACTCGGGTATAGAATTTTATTTTATTACATGTGATGCAAACCGCTTTACGCGAGATATTATATCATATAAAACACACCCTGACCTCGAGTTAATTACCGCTATATCTATCACTTCGGCTTTTCCAGTCGTTTTTACCCCAGTTATCATGGACGATAAATGCTACATTGACGGTGGTATATTTAGCAACTATGCTGTCAATATTTGTTTGCAAGAAACCGGTTGTAAACATGAAGAAATATTAGGTGTTAAGAAATATCAATCTTCTAATATGAATGATGGTAGTATTACAAACGAATCTAATATTATTGACTTGTTAGAGAAGGTTACATTACATTGTTTTAATCGTATAAATGACGAGTATTTTCTCGAAAAGATACCCTATGAAGTTGTGTGTAATATGAATATATTTACAACATATGATGCATGGATACAAGTTCCATATTCTTCTGAACATCGCAATAATTTGATTACGTATGGCATAAAAGTAGCCGAAGATTTGTACGAATCATTCATTTCTCATCGGGACTCACTGATAGAGCAACAAGATAATGACGCCTCTTTACACGATGAGATGTAACAGATGCGTGAGATTAATCAAAATTCGATGGACTAAATAAATAAATACGATACAATACAATAGAATTGGAAAAGTATTTATTTATTTTAACATGGTTCGCCTTTATTGTATACATGCATTAAAGAGAACTATTTAAAAATTCAGCGAGAGCACTTCTTTCCGGTTTTGATTTAAATTCGATGACATCGGAACCTGTATCTAGCTTAATTGTGGGATAACCAGAAACGTCATACTTATCAGCAAGAGACGAGTCTTTGTCACAGTCAACCGCTACAAAGTTGACTTTCTTACCATTAAATGTCTTATTTTCATTTTCTTTTACAAATGCCTCCCACTCTGGTTTAGCGTGTTTGCAGTGAGGACACCACTCTACACCAAAAAAGTAGAGTGTTACAACTTCAGCATTTGGATTTTCATTCCGTATATTCATACCAGTTGCATATCCTTCTATATAGGACCTGTCTGACTGTGGAACAATATACGTTTTATAAATGTAGTATGCACATCCTATTAAAATGGCGGCAAAAGATGCGATTAGAATATACCTAGTAACAATGGGCAAGGAGTTTATTACTTTTTTAAACCTGAAAACGGAATCTTCCATGATGTTCTATATTATTATATATTATTATATATATAAAAGATTAAATATGTTTTGCGAATAAACGAATAATATACTACTAAATAATTATTACAATGATTTAAAACTATAGTATAACTAAATATAGTATATAGCCAAACATAAAAGTAAAACATTACTCCGCTTATAAATGCTTATTCGATGCTGTGATGGAAAAATAATAGACATTAAAATTCAGTCATTTATAACTGATAAAGATTACTATGATATATTACTAAAAGCTACTAAATATAATGAGAACGTGCGTTCATAAACACTTTATTTGAATATTGTATATAAAATGTATAAAACCAAAAATATGATTGCCAACTCAAAAATACAGTATAGTATAAAAAACATCTTGACTTTAGACATAGACGGGTCTACGAATAAACCATTTTTATTAAAAATTATACTAAGAGATTTATAAACAGTTGTAAAAACATATAAATATATACCAACGATTCCTAGTTTTAGAATCAAAGATAAAAAATTACTATTACTTATTTTTGTACCATAAGTAATTATAATAAGAACTAATCCTAAAATAATAATATATGTAATATTTTTAACAGAATCGGAAAAATTTTTTAAAGAATCTATTGAACTGGTCGACATATTTTATTTTTATATATATATAAAAATAGATATATATAAATATAGTTAAATGGCGTATAATAAAACATCAACTAAATACA